TTTAAGAACGCAATTGGAAACATCTACTAAAGAGTTTGTTCCACCTAAGTCTAAAGATGAACTTGAGGCTTGGAGAAAAGAGTATCCTGATGTTTATGATATGGTTGAAACCATAGCTATGACAAAAGCTGATACTAGAGCAAAGGAGATTGAGGATAAATACCAAAATCTACAAGCTCAACAGGAACAAGTGAGTAAAGAAAAAGCTGAAGTAGAATTGTTAAAGATGCATCCTGACTTTAGTGAGATTCGTCAAAAAGATGAGTTTCATGAATGGGCTAGTAAACAAGATCCAGTTATTCAAAGTTGGTTGTATGAAAATACATCTAATGCACAGTTAGCTGGAAGAGCAATTGACCTTTATAAAATGGACAATGGTACTAGTAAGTTAACTAAAAAACAGGAAACATCTATTAAAAAAGAAGCAGCTAGAGCTGTGACTAAAACTACTAAAGCTACAGAGTCTGATATTCCTACAAAGAAAATCTGGACTAATTCTGAAATATCTAAGATGAACCCAAGAACGTTTGCAAAGTATGAAGCCGAAATTGATGAAGCGATTAGAGAAGGTAGAGTTCAACCTTAATAACAACAACTATAAACAATAGGCAATCATTATGGCAACAATGGGAAAAGCAGCTGGCTACCAAAACTTACCTTCAGGTAATTGGGCTCCAGCAATTTATAGTCAGAAGGTTCAAAAATTTTTCAGACGTGCATCAGTTGTAGAAGATATTACAAACACTGATTACGCTGGAGAAATTGAAAATTTTGGCGACACGGTAAATATAATCAAAGAGCCGAATATTACGGTGAATGACTACGCTAGAGGTCAAACAGTAAACACAGAAACACTTGCAGACGATCAAATTCAATTGACTGTCGACCAAGGTTCGTATTTTGCGTTTAAAGTTGATGACATCGAAGAAAGACAATCACATGTAAATTTCGAAGCTCTTGCAACTTCTTCAGGTGCTTACGCACTTAAGAAAAACTATGATTTTAATGTATTAAAATCAATCTATGACAATGCATCTACATCAGCTGCTAATACAGGTACTGATGGTTCACCAATTGATGGTGATGCAGCAGTTGACACATTAACAGATATTATGTCAGCAGCAAAAACAGTTCTTGATGGTAATGATGTACCAGAAGAAAATAGATGGTTTGTTGCACCACCAGCTTTCTATCAACAACTTAGAAAAGCAGGTGCTAAGATCGTTGATCAATCTGTTATGGCAGACGGATCAGCTTCAGCTTCAGCAGGTTCTAATGAATATGCTTTCCTTTATGGTCACCAGTCAGCGGTAGCTACTGCAAACCATATTGCGAAAACAGAACTTATCAGAGACCCTGATTCATTTTCAGACATCGTTAGAGGTCTGCACGTTTTTGGAAGAAAAGTTCTAAGAACTGAAGCAGTTTTCTCTGGTGTTATAACAATTGGTTAATTAGAAGGGAGATAGATAATTATGGCAACTTATGATGTAACAGGCGTAGGTGGAACTACTGGACACCCGTCTAATGGTAGAACACCTTATTTAGTAGAAAACACTATTGACGTATCAACAATCAACGGAGATTCTGGAGCAGCAGCAAATGATGTTCTTAGAGTTCTTGACATACCTGCTGAAACTTTAGTTATGGAAGCTGGAATTGAAGTGCTTACTGCACTTTCTAGTTCAGTTACTTTAGACTTAGGTATCACAGGTGGTGACGTTGACATTTATGTTGATGGTGACACAAATGCGACAGGATACTCTGCAGCAACAGCAACTGCTAGACATATATCAGCATCAGCTGATACTCTAGATGTACTTGTACTAAGTGCAAATGCAACAGCTGGTAAAATCAGAGTTTGGGCTGTAATGTGTGATATATCAGGTATTAATGAAACTGATAATAACACAGACGCACAACTAGATACAGCAGTATAATACTGTTTAATTTTAAGGGGGGTATTTATATCCCCCTTATTAAAACCCTTTCATAACTATAGGAAAACAATGACTACATACGATTTAACAAAAAAAACATATGGAGTATCTGGACAATCAAAAGTTATTCTAGGTAATAATAATAATGAAAGTGGTTGGAAAAGATTACAAAATTTAGAAAACAAAGTTGAAGAACAATCTGATAAACTAGATCAGATAGCTTCACTACTCAATGAAATATCAAAAAAGACATCAGCTTCTTGAGATAATATCTGAGTACAAATCTGACAAGTCTGCATTAACAAAACAGATTGATGATTTAAAGAGACAATTAAACGAAGCAGAATCTCGTATCAAAAGATTATTAATTAGATGCGAACAGTTTGCAGAAGACAACAATACAACAGAGGAATAGATACATGTCATTAACTGATAGTAATAAGAAAAAAAATTATAGTAATGTAAATAATGGCAATACTAAAGTTGCTGAATTACCTAAATCTAAAATGAAAGATAAGATTAAGGTTAAAAAAATAAAAATAGATACTACAACTCTTGTAAAAGATGGTAATGAAGGAGTAGGTGGAGTTATAAAAAGTTCAGACTATAAAAATTTTAAAGACTACTTAAACAAAAAAAAGAATTAATAAATGTCTACTACTTACTTAGAACTATCTAACAGAACACTTAGAGAATTGAATGAAGTTGAAATGACTTCAGCTAATTTTTCTAGTAGTCGTGGTATTCAAACTACTATTAAAGATTTTATTAATAAATCTATTCACGATATTTATAATGAGAGTGTAGAGATACCTCTTTTACACACATCTACGACTCAAGATACTTTTACTGGTGACAGTGAATATGCATTCCCAACGGATATGCGTAGAGTAGACTTTGAGTCGTTTTTTTTAAAACCAAATGAATTAATTACTAATGGTGAATTTACATCTAACATCAACAGTTGGACTACAATAGCTGGATCAGGTAGTGCAGCTTATAATAGTGGTGGTAATGGTAGATTAAGATTAAATGATTTTGCTGCACATCAATCATTCTCAACAGTTGTAAATCAAACTTATAACTTACAAGTTAGAGTACTAGATTCAAATGGCACAGGTGCTGCTTTAAAAGTACAAGTAGGTACAGCAGCAGAAGGAACACAAAATTTAAATACAACATTAACAGTAACAGATTTTAATGCAGGTGCAATATTAGATGTACAATTTACAGCTACTGCACAAACAACATTTGTTACTTTAAATAATACGACTACAGCTACTAACTTAGATGTAGATTATGTAAGAGTATCTAGAGCAGATATTACGACTAGAAAATTAAGATACATATCTTATGATGATTACATGCAAAGATTTAAAGAACAAGATTCACAAAATAATAGTGGTCACTATGGTATGCCACAATATGTATATAGAAAACCAGACTATACTTCATTTGGTTTAACTCCTATACCTGATAAAAATGATTATTTAATTAGTTATGATTATTTTACAACTCATACAGATTTATCAGCTCATGGAGACACAATGGCATTACCAGATAGATTTGGTCCATTGATTGTAGATAGATCTAAATATTATACATATATGTTAAGATCAGATCCAGATCATGCAAATTTATCTAATAGAGATTACCAAAGAAAATTAAGTTTATTAAAAACTGATTATAGTTCTAGAGCAGATTATATGAAAGATACTAGAACATCATCAGGTAACTCAAGATTATCTATAGTATAATATGCCAGATACTTCTTTATTAAAACCATATAATGCAACATGTGGTGGTGGTTTAGTTTTAAACAAAGATGTTTATGACATGGCTCCAGGTGAAGCATTACAACTAGTAAACTTTGAACCATCTACAGAAGGTGGATATAGAAGACTAAATGGTACTACTAAATATAATTCTACAATAGTACCTCAAGTAGCAGCAGTTACAGAAAGAGTACAAATGTCTGCAATATTTAATGATAAAATAATTGCAGCTAGAGGTGGTACAGTAGTATATGGTGATACAAGTGGATCATGGACATCACTTGCAACTAGTCAAGGCACTACACATACTTATGATTTTGATAAATTTAATTTTAATGGGACAAGTAAAATTTTAATAGCAACAGGTGAAGCTGCAGCATTTACAGTAGATTCAAGTTTTAATGTAGATGTAATAGATGGATCAACTGGAGGTACTGCACCTACTAATCCTAAGTTTGTTAAAACATTTGCTAATCATGTATTTTATGGTGGTATGTCTAACTCTACTCATAGTGTATTATTCTCAGCACCATTTTCTGAAGATGAGCATAGAACAGCACAAGGTGGTGGAGAAGTTAGAGTTGGTGATATTGTTACAGGATTAAAAGTATTTAGGGATGAACTATTTATATTTTGTCAAAGAAAAATTTATAAACTTACTGGTACTACATCTACTAATTTTGCATTAGCTGAAGTAGCTAAAAACGTTGGTACAATTGCACATCACTCTATTCAGGAATTAGGTGGTGACCTTATATTTCTTGCAGCTGATGGCTTAAGAACTATTGCAGGTACAGAAAGAATTGGTGACGTTGAACTAGGTACTATTTCAAAACAAGTACAAGAAAGAATTAATGAGATTACATATGACAATGTTGTAGCAACAGTAGTTAGAAATAAATCTCAATATAGAATATTTTATCCAAAGACAACTCAATTAGAAACTAGTGCAAAAGGATTATTAGCAGTAATTAAAACAAATCCAAATACAGGTCAACTAGGATTTGAGTATGCAGATATAAAAGGTTTAAAAGTTTCAAGTTGTGATTCAGATTATATTGATAATGTAGAAACAATTGTACATGGTGGATATGATGGATATGTTTACAAACAAGAATCAGGTAATGTATTTACAACAGCAAGCACAACTGTAGCTATTGATGCTACATACAGATCTCCAGATATGACAATGGGAGATGCAGGTATTAGAAAATCAATGGATAGAGTTAATATAAACTGGGAACCTGAAGGTGTAACAACTTCTAGTTTATTTGTAAGATATAATTATGATGATATTAATACTCCTCAACCAACAGTCATTGCTTTAGAATCATCAGCAAGTGGTGCATATTTTGGTACAGGTATATTTGGTACATCAGGTTATGGTCAAGGTGATCTTCCTATTACGAGAGAATCAATAGAAGGATCTGGTTTTGCCGTAGCATTAAAAATAACAGACACAAGTACAAACGCACCTTTTGCAATAAAAGGATTTCAGCTAGAATTTACACCAGGAGGAAGAAGGTAAATGGGAGCAACATATACACGACAGAGTTCATCAGCTATTGTTGATGGTGGTATTATTGAAGCAGCAGATATAAATGCAGAATTTAATCAAATTCTTGCAGCATTTGCTGTAACTTCAGGACATACTCACGATGGTACAACAGCAGAAGGTGGACCAATTACAAAATTATTAGGCACAGCAATCACTATTGGTGATGCTACAGCAGGTACAGATATTGCTGTAACTTTCGATGGAGAGACAGCTGATGGTGTTCTTACATGGATGGAAGATGAGGATTACTTTAAATTTTCTGATGACATCTTAATGAATAGTACAGAGAGATTAAACTTTGGTGATACAGGTACTTATATATTTCAATCAACTGATGGTCAACTAGATATTGTAGCAGATACAGAAGTACAAATAGCTGCAACTACAATTGATATTAATGGTGCTGTAGATATATCAGGGGCTTTAACTCTTGCTGGTACAACTTTAGCAGAAACTATTTCTGATACAGTTGGTGCTATGGTATCTTCAAATACTGAAACAGGAATTACAGTTAGTTATGAAGATGGAGATAATACACTAGACTTTGCTTTAGGTGCTGCACAAACAACTATTACATCTTTACTTGCAACAGATATTAAAATTGGTGAAGACAATGAAACTAAAATAGATTTTGAAACAGCTAATGAAATACATTTGTATGCAGCAAATGCAGAACAAGTATATGTAGCTGATGGTATATTTGGACCACAAACAGATAGTGATGTAGATTTAGGTACAACAGGTGTTAGATGGAAAGATGCATTTATAGATACAATTACAACTACAGGTAATGTTACTGTTGGTGGAGATCTTACAGTATCAGGTGATGATATTACTATGGGTACAAATACTGCAGGTAATTTATTAATTGCAGATGGTACAAATTTTAATTCAGTTGCAGCAACATCGTTATCTGAAATATCAACTATTGCTAATGATGATGTATTTTTAGCAGTAGATACTTCAGGTGGTGGACTTAAAAA